GTTCCTTGTTTTTGTTGTTGTCGTTCCATTAAGCGTTTCATTTCGTCTTGAAACCTAGTGCTGCGCTGTATGTCTTCTTGCATAGCAGCGCCTTGCTCCATTGGCCTTGCTCTTTCAGCCAATTGTTTTTCTAAATACTCAGCCTGTCTAGCTTCAGGTGGCATTTCTGCTGTAGCTAGACGCTGTTCATCCGTTAAACCACCTCCTTTAACTGACGCTAACAAAGCTTCCATTTGCTGTGTTGACATACCTTCTGGATCACGACCTGTTGGTTTAGAACTCATAGCGTAGTCGATAGTAGACGCAAGAGCCTCTGCTCCCTTTGCTGCAAGCCCAATACCCCCACCAATTAAGGCAGGAGCAACACTTCTTACAATTTTACCTTTGTTCTTGCTTAAAAACTGGCCCATTCTTTCTAGGGCACTCGCATCACCTTTGACAACTTCTCTTGCTACATCCTCGGCTTTTTTAAGGGGCATATCAGCAAGTGTTTGTTGTGCTCGAATACCCGACCGCAACTTACCTTTTTCGACAAGTTCTGCTTCTCTAGGATCATTAAGTATTCTGTCAAGAGCTTGTTTGTTGGTTAGTTTTTCTGGCTCTGGTGCTTCAGGAGCGGGAAGAAGTCCTTTTTCTTTAAGTTCAGATGTTGCAGTTCTTTCAAACTCTGATCCTTCTATTTCGTCTAATGCTTTTGCTGCTGTTTCTGCTTTTTGTCTTTCTAGTGCAAGTCTTTCTGTTTCTTGTGCCTTCTTACTTAATTTTCTTTTTGGTTTATCAACCGTTCCTTCAATAGGTGTAGTTAGTTTGGGAAGGGCACCAACATCCTCTAACGCTTGCTCAAGACTAAGGGGCTTGCCAGTAGTCAAACCTCGTTTTGCTTTAATTTCTTCTACTCTGTTTGCTGCTTTTATTTTTTTAGCGAGGTCGTAAAATCTTGGAGTAAAACTAAAATGATCGTGAACGTCTGGTAATCCAGATACAATACCTTTGTTTTGTGTATACCGTTTATCTTTTCTAGGCGCATCTATAGGATTATTTTTTACAAGTCCCATTTGTTCAAGTAGTGCCATAAAAGTAAGCGAAGACATTTTATTTTTTGCATCGTAATCGTAATTGCCCTCTAAATCAAAATCACCGGGAATCCCTAGCATCAAACCTTTTGGATACGGATCGACAAGCTTATCACCAACTTTAATCCAAAGTTCTTTTGGAACGCGAATACTGTTAGCAAGTTCGTCTATTTCACCTGTACTTAAAACACTTGATGTACGATCAGAAGAGGTACTAATTAATTCTTTAATAAGAAGACTAGAGGGGTCAAGTTTATCCTTAAAGTCAGGCACATAGTATTCTGAAGTTTTACTTTTTGATGGTCTTTTAGCCATACCTAGTACCCAAACACAACATCGCGGGGAGTCGGAGCCGTATCACGAATCCTATGTGCCCACGAATTGTAGTTAACATTGTTGATCTGTTGTGCCATGCACATATACCTTAATGCGTCGTATGCGTGATCTTCTGCTTTAGTGTCCACATCTTCGCTGTTTGTGCGAGATAGTGGTAAAGCTGGAAGGGTACGGATTAAATTAGTACAGTTTGAAAAGATGCGTAGTTTAGCTTCTTCTGTTTCGCGGTTTAATTGCAACCGCTTATGTATCTGAAGCTTTCCTGCAATTCTGTCTGAGTTAGAAGGTAGCCACCTTACACCCCGTTCAATCATTGTCTGAGCTACTGACGGCGCTCCTGCTATTCTGTTCCAGCAAGATTTGTCGAGGATTGAGGCGTACATTGGCGGGTCAAAAGCTTCCGCCTCATATATCGTATCGGCCAAATCATCAGCCGTAAGACGCTTTTCGTACACCTCTCGATAAATCCATATGTTTCCATCGTGATCCACAGCGCCCCAAAGAACACAAGAGGGGCTACTAAAGCCATAGTCAGCAGCACGAAAACGGGGCCAGCCACTAGGTATCTCAAAGGGGTCGCATATATGATGGTATCTATTAAATTCCGAAAACGCCGCGCCTTCTGCAACATCCCAATCTCCATCAAGTAATCTGCGTCGTTCTACCTCTGGGAGCGAAAGAAGCATCGCTTCATATTCACCAGAAGCCATAAGGTATGGGTTGTCAGTCAGCCTAGCCGGAATAAACTTCCGGTAAAACAATGGTTCACCAGCTTTAGCGTGATTAGGTGGGTAAAGAAGCGGTTCACCTGAATCTATGTCTGCGGCAGCAAATGGTTTGTTTGGTTCACCACGATCAATGAACATCTTCTTAATCCACCAACCACCAACACCGCCGGGGTTAGCAGAGGCTCTCATGTACGTTTCAATAGATTGATCTGTTGTACGGAGCCTAGAGCGAAGATAGTCCCAAACGTAGGGGGTTGGATAGTGGCCCAGTTCGTCTACGCCAATCCATGAAAACGCTTGTCCTTGGTATCGTGTTACGTCTTGGTCTTTATCGACGTAAGACATAAGGAGCGTTGAGCCACTAGGAAAGACCCAAAGGTTCTTACTTTCTCTGAAGTAAGCACTTGGGAAAGCTTTGGGGTACAGCTTTTTGGACTGGTCAATCAGTTCTGCAAGCTCACCCAAAGTTCTACGTAGTAATAGGCCCCGAAAGTTACCATTGTCTGCGTAGCGTAAGGGGTCAACTAGCAGAGCGTAACTTTTACCCCCACCAGCAGCGCCCCCATACAGAACTTCTTTTTCGGGGGCGGCTAGGAACTCCGTCTGAGGTCCGGGGTTGGGCGAGAAGATTAACTCTTGTTCGCCCTGTTCAATAGCTTCTTGTACGTCTTGTGGTACAGAAGCTAGGAAGTCTGTATCAGTAACACCACCATTCTCTAACAGATCAATGGTCTTAGTGTGCTTTTTCTTGTTTCTTTCGGCGTCATCTTTGAGGGTCTGTGCAGCGGCTTTCTTTTTTTCCGCTGCTCGCAGTCTCCGCTTTGCTAGTCTCTTAGCTTGCTCTTTACGACTGACGTTATATGATCCCTTTTCACCGGGAGCTAGTTTAGGCCGCGCCATCAGTATTTTGTGGTGTTACGTCTACCATAGGCTTTTTCCCCGGTAACAGCACAATTCCGTGCCTTATATCGCCCGATATTTCCATTTGTTGGCGTTTTGTGATACCAACCCTATCAAGTACATCTCCAGCAGCTTTATACCGCAATTCTAGGCGATTAACGGGTACATCAATGTTGTTGCCAAGGTTCATAGTATCTACGATGTTCTGAGCAGCTTCTACAGCAGCACCATTGAGCATTAGGCGGGTGCGCTCTTGGATTTCATCCTTTAAAGAAGCAAGAACATCCCTACGGCTATTCGGGCTGTAGCCAGCCTCTTCTAAAGCCGCAGAGATGTTTCCTCGATTGCTAAACAAAGCAGTCAAGAAGTTTTCTTGCTTGTCTGTTAACCGTTTTTTAATCAAGCCTTGAGTCATAAGTACTATCTTAGCTTTATTGTTAAATTACTTGGATAGCGCAGAACCTGTTAGTATAGCTCCAAACGCTAGATGGAACAAACCACCTCCCATTAAAGTAAAAGGATTGTGCTGTCCTGTAAGTTTCTTCATTAATTCCATTTGAACCATAGGCTCTGGAGTACTGTTAATTATATCCATAAACAGACTAATATCAGGTCTGTTTAATCCATACCAAACAGGCACGAACATAAAATCATAGAAGCAAATGAGCAGATAAATTGATAGCGCAGCCCACCGCCATGTCATAGTTGCTTTTTCGTGAGCGTTCAGCGCCATTGTTAACTAAAGACACGGAGGAACGCATTTTGCATTGCTCGTCAGAAAGATTATAACGCCAGCAACTATTGCCACCAGTGTTATCAGTATGATTGCCTTTTTAGTTGTCATGGAGTTTCCTATGTAGTATATTTACTACAAAACAAATGCTGCAAGAACAATCAATGCTATTATAGTCAGTATGCATGATTTTGTGGTTGGAATAGCGTTTTTCCTACTGTAAATGTATGATTTGGCCTCTATAGAAAGAGGCTTCTTGCCGACCTACTAGGTTTGCTGACGAAAAAACAATAGAATGTATTTCTGCTTCAACCTCATTTTCCCAAAAGCTTAGGAAAGTAGAGAACTCAGGGTACTCTGGGGCAATATCATACTTTTGAATAATAAACTCTTGCAACAATGCAGGGTAATCTGGAAATCTGTAGAAGATTTGTGCTGTTGTTAGATTGTAGTCAAGAATTGTATTTACGGAACTCACTGTTAAACTTCCAATTTTGATCTGTTATTTGGGGAAGCACTGAGTGTGCGTTAAATACAACACTTTGAACTGTTGTGTTGCAAATATACTATACTAGTATAACGCTGTGGGGAGTTTTGTCAAGTAAAAAATGACATAAATGTCACAAAAATAAAAAAAATTTTTAAAAACAAAGATTTTGCTTGACAAAACCGCTCTCAGCCTGTATAATAGTATTATGTTTGCCGCGAGGTAAACATATACTACCCCCCAGTAACCCTTAATTACAGCACAATCCTTATTAAGAACAGCCCAAAGCCCCTTAACTGGGGTTTTTTATTGTCCGGTGTACTAAAAAACAGCTCAAAAACTTAAAACAGTTAAAAAAACAAAATTTCGGGAGGCTGGGTATATAAGAGTAGGGGTAGGCCCGGTGGCCCTAGCGTACCCCCCGCCTGAATTATCTTTATTTTTCAATAACTTATACCGTGACAAATAGGCAACATAGTGTCGCATAATATATATTAGGGAAAACGGATTTTTGATTTGAGTTGGGGCATTCAACGGCCCCCGATTTTGGGCTGTTTTGAGGTGCCATGGGTGGTGGCCCTTTGATAACTATTGATTTGCATGTTTTGCGCACACGCGCGCGCCTATTTACTAATTTTACAAAATCATTTCCGAAACCCTAATTCCAATTAAGCCAGCCCGGTCAGTCGGTTGAGTACATATCGGTAGTTATTGAGAACAGCCCAAACACAGCCCAAAAAAAGCCCCGGACTATGCCGGGGTCTAGTTCTCTCTGGGAGGGTGGCTGTTAGCTAGACGCTCGCTCGATCCCATGCAACGCCCGATTAAATTCCGCCTCTGCATTCTCCTTGCAACGGATGAAGTAGTCGA